TGGCGTCTGCCTCTGGAGCGACCTGTGATTCTTCTACTACCTCGTCAGACTTCTCTACGATGTCTTCTGTGATTGTTGTTTCACTCATAGGACTTACCTCCTTCTTAATCTCAATTGTATTAATGCCTTTAGCACTATCAACTAAGAACTTTATCATATCTGTTTTTTCGTTATCGTTTTTCTCAACGAAACCTATGTTCTGCATTGGAGTTCCACTTGTTGGACTCTGCTCAGCGTCATTTTCTGACAACATGACTATGCCAGATTCTGCATCCCAAAATACATTTTCAATTGGGGTGTCTAAGCTTTCGCCTTTAATCATATCTACTCCGTCAACTTTTTCGACAGATAAAACGTTTGCAAACTGGTTTGCAGGATTATCTACCAAAGACAATTCTACCAGATCATAGTCTTTAATAATTCGAATTTTTGCATCCATCTTTTCGTCATACCCATCGTCCCACTTATTCATCTTTCCACCAATGGAAAAACCAGAAAGGGTACCGTCTAGGACCTTTTCCCAAGTGTCCTGAGCACCCTTGGAGATGTATGTTGACACGTAAACGCCAGAGTAAAACTTTTTAGACTCTGGGTCAAAGTACTTGTCTTCTTTAAAAGAAATCATTTTACCAACTGCTGTTGGCTGATGCATTTCTCTAATGTTCCCACGAAACTTAGAAAAGGCTTTTATGCTTGCATCTGTTGTGACTATGTCAGCCTGCTTGTCAATATTATCGAGTGTGGCAAAGCCAGAGACAATGCGTCTCTCTACGTCCACTTTACTGAACGGCATTGATAGGCGAACGTTGTCACCTTCAGTATCCCAATGGGCTTTCTGCATAGTCATGTTATCTCAATTATAAGGCTCTTTTATGAAAAGTATCAAAAATGATGCTATTCTGAAGACCTTCCCTCTCCAGCTGGATTTCGTCCAGCTACAGTGGCAGTGCTATCTGAAGAGTTATTTGCTCTCTCAGAATCTCTTTGTCTATTCTGAGATGTGTTAGCTCTTGCGTCAGCAGCCTGTCTGGTTGACATCTCAAACGGCTCATCGCCATCTGGTCTTTGAGGCAGGCCAAGCTTTTCACGAGCTTCGTTAGGAACCATAATCTGAGTCTTAACGTATCTCTCAAGAATCTGTGACTGAGCAATCTCGTCTGTTAGGGTTAGCTCATTAAACTTAAAGTCTAAGATGTCTGTTTTTTCTCTGATAACCTTGCTCATCATTTTTTCTAGATTTGCCTGAGCTGGTCTTGCTACCTGCTCTTTAAAAGTACGATCCTGAGCAAGAGCTGCAGCTATGTTAGATGCGTCCCCTCCACCAATCTTAGACAGTGGGACCTGGTGAGCAACTAGGATATCGTCTCTATTCCTAAGCCTGTAGTCATTAAAAGATGCTTCTTGAACCCCAGCCTCAATTGGCTCCATTTTAAACTCTACCTTGTTTGTGTCTGTGTCTGCTGGTAGAGGAATATACAGCGTTCTGTGAGACTGGCCCTTTAGGCTAGTCTGCAGGAATCTAAACATTTTGTCTTCTGCGTCAGAGGATAGTTTTGCACCCTTTAGAGTTACAATATACCTTGGAACACCTTTGTTTCCAAAGTAATCAATATTATACTGAGAGGCTAGCTGGTCTCCATGCAAAGCTGAAATTGCAGACATGATATCTGGAACTCCGTAGAAAGTGTTTAGAGGAGAGTATTCTTTATAGTGAATGATCTCATTTGGTCTTGGGTCTCCAGTAATTGGATTCTGGTTCTTTGCCCCAAAGTTTTTGAAGTAAACAACCTTTTGACCAATAATCTGAACATATCCGTCACGCAGTCTTCGAACTCTCATGGTTGTAGATGGGATATGACCTAGGTATCCAATCTCTCCAGTTACAGTTCTTCCAACTTCTAGGTATCCATTACCAGTTGCCTGAACATCTGTGTAAAACTTCATCATTGTATTTGAAAAAGAATCGTCGCTATTTAGGGTCTCAAGCCACTCACGCATTTCAACCTTTGCTCTTTCGATACGCTTTCTAGCCTTGTCTGTTGCGGTCTCATTACTGGATGCTTCAAGCTGCATCATAGTTCTTTTTGAAACATGGAAGTCATAACCTAGGCCAACAATGTTTTCAACCTTTGCGTCAATAGCTGCATGATTAGCAAAAGATGTGTCGTAATAGTTTGCAAGCTCGTACAAGTTCCATGGTGGTGTGATTACGTCAAACATTCCGTAGCCGTTGTGGAATACCGATCCAGGATTAATTTCTTTAGAGGTTGCTCCGTTTTGTCCAGTGCTTCTAGCTAGGGCACTGTCCTGGTATCCCTGCCTAGTTGTGTCTACTCCAGTAAAATCAAGGCTTTCGTATGTCTTGACGATACGGTCAGAGCGTCTTTTAAAATTCTTTTCTAGTCCAGATAACCCCTTTAGGTCATCCCACTTTTTGCCAAATGGGTCTTGCTTCTTGAACAGATCTTCCGACTGCTCTTCTTCTGGCACAAAAGCTTGAATTGGATATTGATATTCATCCGACATTGTTATTCATCTCCATAAAGTTCTAGGGTTTTCTTGGCTGCCATGACTGCACCAATATCGTTTAGAGATGGGATTAGGCCTTGCTTCATGCGGTCTACCTGCTCACTATACTCTTCATCGGTGATTCTTGCTGTTCCTGGAAAAAACACGTGGCTTCCGTTTGGCTCTCCGTAGTAAGCAGCTGCCTGCTTTAGTTTTGCAATCTGATTCTCATCGCCCCTATTAGCTGGAACGTTTAGAATGTTGCCATTTCCGTCAGTAAACCATTTGCCGTTAGCTTTTTTCCAAACATATACGCCCCAAGCATATCCCGTTTGATCGACAAGAGTTACTTTTGCTTTACCAATTGCTTCTGCGAATTTGTCTTCCATGACCACTAGTATACCATATTATACAGCGGGGAGGATGCGGCTTTGCCAAGTTATACCTTGATAAGCATTATATTCGTACCCATTGAATCTTAATGGGGTGTCATCATCAATAATCAACTTGTTTGTTCCAGTATAAACTTTATAGATATCTGAGGGATTTACACCAAAGAATGTTGACGTAGAGAAAACTAAAACCCCATTCCAGTTATAGTCTTCTGACCAAAAGTCCCAGTCATATCTATCTTCTGAGGTTACGCTCTGGAAGTCTGCCAAGAACCAGGATCTGATGGTCTGCCTTTGAATTTCTTGCAAGTTTGTTGACTGATATTGAGAAATGCTGTTTACTAGGACTGAACCAGTTATCCTGAAACCTCCAACATATGAGTCAAAATCCAGAACATTAGAGAATGATATACCCAAGGCTGCCCAGTCGCTTAGGGTAATGACTGGCTCTCTTACTACCCTTCCGTTTAGATAGAAGGCAATTCCATTTTCAAAGTTTCCAGTTTTAGCATTAAGGCCATAAATTCTAGCTCTTGTTCCAGAGTCATCATTAGCAACAACAAAAAACTTGATATAGTTATCCTTGCTTTCTATTTCAAATATTTGCTCTGGTACGGATGGGAATCTTTCCTGACCGTATCTAAGGAAAAGCTGAAGGGCAATAACCCTGTAGCTTTGAGCTAGGTTTTGATTAATTGGTATGGAAAATCCACGGTTAACCAGTGAGCTATAGTCTCCCACCTTTTCTATTCCGCTATTTTTTGTGAGATATAAGTGTGGGGTGCTACCCTTATAAATTCTGTATGGATTTCTACTTTTGTAATCAAAATATGATCCATATTTTAGATAAGGAAAAACTGGTGTTCCAAATCTTGTACCAACTGGGTTTGAAGTTCTTTCATTAAAAGCTTGAGAAGCAAATTGCATTTTCTTAACTATAAGAGGACTAGTTATAATTCCTGGAATATCCCACTCTAAGTGTGTCACAATAGATACATCGGCTAGGCGAATTCCTTTTGGAGGATAGATAATCGTTCCGTCAACCACCTCATACCTTGTGGTTATCCATTCTGACCCAGGAGCCACTACGCCATTCTGTGGAGCTAAACTAGTTGTAAAATAAGAGCTTTTTGCAGAAGAGTTGTTTTTTAAATACTGAAAAGAGATGTAAGACCTAATTAGGTTTTTTGAGGTGTCATATTTTCCGTCAACAAAGTTTTCTAAAGCTGGGTAGTCAATGTTAAACTGAATAAAATCCAGGTCGTAGTATTTTTTACCAAAAGAGTCTGAAACATATTGTGCATAATAGGTTAAAGTTTGGTAATCTTCCCAGTAAGCGTCTATAGCAATGTCTAGCAAAATTGAGCTAAAATTTATTTTTGGTATGAGCGTATAGCTGGCTGTAAAGTTTGATATTGTTGCAAAGTTGAGTCTTGCAATAGACTCAAAAGAGTCAACCTCTCCACCAAAAAGTGTCCCATCGTATTCTGGATCATTTTCAAAATTACTATCGCCAGCATCAAAAATAGAGTCTTCTGCGTGATCATCAAAATAGTTTTCTGGATTAAAATAAGTAAGAAGGCCCTTTTCGTCAAAAAGGTTGGATATCTTTTCTAGGTTTCTTTGACTAGAAAAACCAATCTTGTATATTTTTCCTAAAAAGGTTTTAGTAAAGTCGCTATCTCCACCTATAAACATAGACAGCCTACTTCTGTTTCCAAAAAAGGCAGAGGCCTGTTCTCCAAAGTATTCTGAAAGCTTTTCGATCTCAAGGCCTATGCTAAATGGATTTAGTGGAAATAACATTTCTTCAGAGTATAGTGTTGTTTCTGTTCCTGCAAAAGTAAGTTTGTATACTAAATTGTTATTCTCTATATAAATCTCTAGGTTATCCGAATTAGTTTTATCCTGTATTTTTAATAGCATTTGCTTGGTTGTTCCAGTGCCTACTTTTTGAAATACCCCAAAAATTCCTTTTAGGTCTTGCTGAATTATGTTCATATTTTCAAATAGTAGGTGGCCGTCTTTTCCTGTAAAACTAATGAATGGCGTTAGCGGAGTTGTGTTAGCTTCGTAGAGGTCTTCATACCACTCTTGTCTTGTAAAGTTAGTTTTAAACTTTATTTCTGGCAATCTGTAATCTGGAGCAGATAACGCATCGTCGGATATGATCAGATTTTCAACCTGACCCTGGCTCCATCGGCCAATGTCTGGATAGCTATAGTTGCTTGTGTAGTCAGCAAAGGAGTAATCGACCAAAACGGATGTGCCTCCATATGCTGTATTTGCACTTTCTGGAAATTCTGTTGCTTGTCCATAGGCAAATCTTCTTTTTGCAACTACTGCTGGAACTAAGTATGAGTAGATGGCTACACAATCGATGTCTAGAAATGGAACACTGCTAGAGGCATAAAATCCTAGCCAGTCGTTGTCTTTTTCTACTCCACTAATCAACTTTGTTTGGGCTGGCAACTCTAAGTTTTTTGTAGAGTAAGAAATAGATATTACCTCTTCGCCATTTATTAGCATTGTTGCTGTATCTTCAGATACCTTTAGGTCTACAAGCATTGGCCTATACCATTCTGTAATTGGATGAGCTCCTACAGAATCACCTATCTTAATTTTAATAAATGGTCCGTCTACGTAGATTCCGTCGGTAGAATCTATGGGCCCAAAAATCCTTGTAGCGGTTACTGCCTTTGAGTCAATTCGCATCCACATTTCTACAGTGTAGTCTCTGTATCTTCCAGAATCATTTAAAAACCCTTGACCAGGAAGTATTAAGGATGGGTCACTACCGTTTGAAAAAATTCTAGTTACATTTGAAGAGCCATAAGCAATAGGAATTGAAGAATTCTTTGCTTTTAGCGAACCATTATTGATCATATAGTATCCGTCTAAATCTTGCAACCCATATGATTTAGCAGTAATAGCTTTGTAGCTAAAAGGAACGTTTGCTGGTAAAGAATCTCCTATTACCCCAGTAGATGATGCAAGAAATTCTTCTGACCACTGCCCAAAAGTAATTCCGTTAATTTCAAAAGACATCTCTGTTCCCACTGGTGGAGTTATAGAATTTATTCTTATTACAATTTTAATTGGAGATACTGTTTGTGGAATCTTAAAGGTTTCGGATATCAGCACCCATCTGTCGCTAATTTGAGACTCAAACGATCTCAGTACTGGGGTTGCTAGTCCATCGTAAGTATACCCAATTTCATAAGAAGTAACAAAAGGCCCATTTGCAAAAAGATATGCACTAACAGAAAATGTTTCTTGAAAACTGTCCATAAGTAGTGGACTTATAATTTCTGGGCTAGTTAAGACAATCTGATTTGTTAATCCTGATGTGCTTGGAGTTAAGGTTGTTACAAAAGTCTCTGGCAATGGCTCATTAGCTATAGCAGTATTTTGTGTTTTAGTTCCTCCAGTAATGGTCCAGTTAAAGACATTGGCTTTAGAGTTTATTTTTGGTTCTACCGCTGGTATCAAGGATAGGTAGTCGGCCTGGTCGTCTAACGCCCACATGGCAATAGGATGTTCGCTGAAGATCTTTTCAGCGTATAGATTAGATGGGTTTGACATAGTTTCTCCGTGTATAGTCTATCATAAAAAACTTTATGCCGTTAGATCTGAGCCAATTCTAGCTACGCCATTCTTTAAAAGTTTTGCTTCTGACCTAAAATCGCCACCAATAAGAATTTTTTTGTCTGGCTGTATGACAATTGATCGAATACTTCTCGTTGGCTGACCCATGGGAGACTCATTATTAAAACCTCCATCAAGGCTGCCGTTTTCGAGGAGCCTTGCAAACCCCTTTACGCTTGAACCGCTAAAACTACTAAACCCGCCTCCAATAAGTATTTTATTATCTGCCTGGACAGCCACTGCATAAAGCAAAGAGGTAGTTCCAGATCCAGGATTGAAACTGGTATCTCTTGCTCCACTGGACTGTAGTTGAGCTACCTTACTTATAGTGTGTCCATTAAAAGCATTAAACTGTCCAGCAATAACAATTTTACCATCGGGCTTTGTTGTAACTGCAAGTATTTCTTGATCTGCTCCAGTTCCTATATTTGTTGTAAAGGATGTCTGTCTAGTGCCATCCTGATTTAGTTTAACTATATTTCTGACTACCGTACCATTTAAAGAATTAAACTGTCCAGCAACTAGGATAGAGTTATCTGACTGAACATTTATGGCACTGACCCTGTCTGAACCAGAAAAAACAGAATGTGTAAACCCAGTTCCTAGGTTTGCCATAAATGCGGTGTCCCTAGTTCCGTCTGAATTTAGTCTAATAAGATTTTTTGCTGCAACACTATTAAATGTTGAAAACTTTCCACCAATAATTATTTTATTGTCTGCCTGAACTGCTACGCACCGAACCTCTTCTTCGTCAGGGTCGCCGCTAGGGATTGCAGTTCCTATATTTGTTGAAAAATCTGTGTCTACCGTTCCGTCCGTGTTTAGTCTGACAAGCCTATTTCTACCAGACACACCGTTAAAAGATGTAAAATCTCCACCAACAATTATTTTTCCATCGGATTGCAGGGCTACTGAATTTATAAGATTGCTAGCAGAAGAACTAGATGCTAACAGGGCATTAAAGCTAGTGTCTAAAGTTCCATTTTTGTTTATCCTAATTATATGGTAAACAACCGATCCATTAAAGGCAGTAAAATTGCCTGCTAAAATAATTTTTTCATCTGGTTGTACAGCTATGCTGAAGACTGTCCCATCAGTTCCTAGTCTTGTTGGTGGCCAGACTCTTGCCCCCTCAGAGTTTAGTTTGAAAAAGTATGACACGGTAAGACCATTGAGCTTGAAAAACGAACCACCTACAACTATTTCCGAGCTTGGTGTGATAAGAATAGCTCTGCCAGTTGAAGATGCCCCCACACCAAGACCTATGCCAGTACTAGAGGCAAAACTCATATCCGTAGTTCCGTCTGAGTTTAATCTAACAATACCGTTTACTGTAGTTCCATTAAAAACTGGAAAAAATCCTGTTAGGACAATCTTTCCATCTGACTGAACAGCTATTTCATGTACCGTGCCTCCAGAAGATAGTGCAGTTCCTATATTGGTAGAAAAAGAGGTGTCTCTAGTACCGTCTGAGTTTAGTCTTACAAATCTATTTATTGATGTACCGTTTAAGGACGAAAGATCTCCTCCAACCAAAATTTTTCCATCTGATTGCACAGCTATTGCAATGGTTGACCCCACAAACCCAGTTCCTAAATTTGTTGTAAACGTTGTATCTCTGGTTCCATCTGTGTTTAGCCTAACAAGATTTCTTACAACAACACCATTAAATGTTGTAAAAGTTCCTGAAATAAGTATTTTGCCATCTGACTGAATAGCAACTTTTGATGTGTCTCCGCTAAAAGCTGTACCAGTGTTTGTTGTAAATGTTGTATCTCTAGATCCATCTGTGTTTAATCTTGCAATACGATTTACCGTTGCACCATTAAAAGTTGTAAAAGCTCCTACAGCAACAATTTTTCCGTCTGTCTGGATAGCAATGTCTCCGACAGCTCCATTAAAAGCTGTTCCAGTGTTTGTTGTAAATGTTGTATCTCTGGTTCCATCTGTGTTTAGCCTAACAATTCTATTTACGGTAACTCCAGCAAAAGTTGTAAACGTACCACCTACAACTATTTTTTGATCTGCCTGAACAGCAACAGTACTTGTATTCGAGTTAAAGTTGATTCCAATGTTATTTGAAAAACTTATGTCTGCAGTATTGTCTGTATTTATTCTTGCAAGGCCCCTTGTTAGGTATCCAGTGCTTGCTCCGTATAAATGATAAAAAGCACCTACTGCTAAAATTTTACCATCTGCCTGAATTGCTATATCGCTTACCGTTCCATTAAACTGGTCTTCAATAGAAACGGAATTGTCTAGCGTATTAAAACTAGAGTCATAAACTCCTCCAGCAAGAAAGAATTGTTTCCAAGATCCTGATACCTTTGTCCAGGCTTCCTTTGATCGTTTCCAGACTCCTCCAACTTTTGCCCAAGGAGCTGTGTCTTTATAAACACCGCTAACCTTTACAGATGCAGTCATTACGCATCATACCTAAACCAAAGATCTCCATCGTTTCCACCAGTTGGAGCTAGCGTAGAGATTGTCACTGGATACATTGGTCCAGTTGGTCCTGTTGGTCCTAAAGCTCCCGTGGCACCTGTAGCACCTGTAGCTCCTGTGAGTCCTGTGGGTCCAGTAACTGTTGAGTCTGCTCCAGTAAGGCCAATCGGACCCGTTGGGCCAACTGGTCCTGTTGGGCCTATTGGTCCCACCAAAGACAATAGCCAAGCAGACTGTGTTCCTACATACCCATTAGCAACAGCAATTTCATATGCAGACTTTCCATCTATAGAGTCTAGGGAATTCCAGGGGGTTACTCCATTGCCAGCCTTAATTACGTTGGTGTCGTAGGCAAAACCTATTTCTCCCACACCAAGAATGGTGTTTGCTGCTTGCCATTGAGCGGCTGTTCCTCTACGCTGAAACATTCTAAAAAGTGACATTATAACTCCTAGAGTCTATTTTATCATAATAAAATAGTTTTATTCAGTAAAGCTACCCTGCTTTGCTATAGAA